GGCTAACCAACAGACCTACACCACCTTCGCGTAATGCTTCGGGTGGCATTGCTGGAATGGGCGTCAATGCGCAGACTGCAATTAGTAGTATTGCTGCTGGAGGATTTGCACAATCTGCATATCAAGTGGCTAACTTCTCAATGGCAAGAAGACCTCAATACGAGTTCTTGACTGGTAGTGCAGAAGAAGCACAAAAACAGATAGCCTTTGTTGACAAAGAGGTAGAAAGATTATCCCTTAATCTAATGGATGCTAATGAACAGTACAAAAGATTACTTGCATCTGGTGCAACAAGTATTGGTGTAGAAAAAACTCAACAGTTATTCACTAACTTTTCAAACTTATCCACCATGCTAGGTCTTAGTGCAGATGCACAGAAGCGTGGGACAAACGCCTTTGGTCAAATGTTGTCTAAAGGTCAAGTAATGGCAGAAGAGCTTAACTTTAGGCTCGCTGCATAGGAATATGCAGAATAATAAACTTATCGAATTCGGTGAAACTCTCATTTGAGACAATACCGAGCCAAGCCCAGAGATGGGAAGGTGTAACGACTAGAGCGTAAGCTCGTACACTCAAGTGGGTGGAAGTGGTAAGACTCCAGAACGGAGTAAGAGATAGTCTCAACTTCTATGGTGACATAGAGAAGTTCATAAGAGAACTGGCAGTGATTAACGACCACTGTTGAAGATATTGTAAAGGACAGCTAGCTGAAGCGTTACCAAATGCTGTGGGCATATTTGCTGATGCATTATATGGTGATGGTAAAGCAGGTAGTGGTGATAAAGCAAAACTATTCAAGGACATGGAAAAAGGTAAAGTGGGGCTAGAAGAAATTACGAAGGTAATTGCTTACATGGGCACCCTTACCAGAGAGGATCTTATAGCTGAGATGTTAAAAAGTCCAGCCAAGAAGATGGAAAAACTTAAAAGTCAATGGATAAGGTTCTTAGAAGCATTTAATGATGCAGGCTTTTTAGATGTAATGGTAGCCGCTCTTGAAGAGATAACCAATTTACTTGTCGATCTGGGCAAATGGATAAAAGCTAATAGAGAAGATATAAAAGCTTGGTCTGACACTTTCGTAAAAGCTTTCAAATGGATAATGGCAAACCTACCATTGATAATTTCCTACTTTGCAGCTTTAAAAGTTACAAGTTGGGTCACAGCATTAATGGCAGCAACTACAGCAACGGGTGGATTAAGTGCAGCACTGCTAGTGCTAGCCAAACGACTACTATTAATGCCAATGTTGGTGGGGTTAGCTGTAGCAGCTTTTGTAGAGATGTATGATACTGTCTCAGGTAAGAACACTTTATGGACAGCATTAGCTGAACAGAAAGATAAGGGATTCTTGGGATATATTGCAGCCATAACTAAAACTGTATTAGATTTTGTAACACTAATGGCCTCTGGTGCTGTGACAGGTGCAATGAGTCTTTTAGGACACTTGACAGGAAATAAAGAATTAGTAGATTCAGCGAAGAGAACTTGGGCTGAAGCGAACATGACTAATATCCAGAATCAAGAGAAGATGTGGGGTGGTGGTTGGTGGGGCACAGGTAATCAACCCTTGTCCCCTCAAGCTATAAACAACACATCTACAAATGCTAATTCTGGTCAAGTGGATAGGTCTTTTGTTTATAACCCAAGTATCGAAGTTGTAATATCTAATGCAACAGCAAGAGATGGTGCAGAAATAGCTAAGGTTATTGACGAAAGATTAAAAGAGAGTATGAAAGCAATGGCAACACAAGCAATGGCTAGAACCTCTCCCTATATGGTTCCAATCCCACAATAAGAGAAACTAAATGGCACTCCTAGATTTCATACTAGATAGGACAGGTGCTATTGGTTCTAAGATACGTAGTAGGAATCTTGCAAGGAAGCGAGATTCTATTGTTAGCAAAGAAAGACAGAGAATTGCTAATACTTCGAGAACTTACGATCCAAAAGCATTAGAACAATTAAGAGAGGAGATGATTTCACGATCACCTCCAAGCCCACGTAGAACCACTATTGTCTCAGCTTATGGGGAAGTTTTAGTATTCGATGCGGCAACAGATATTAAGCATGAGTTTTCATCTAAGGTAACTTCTTTTCCGGTGGAAGATAGAAGCACTGTGACAGATCATGTTGTCAATAGTAACCCCACATTCAGTGTGACAGGAGTCTTTTCAGATGCTTCTGTCAGAACACCAAACAATAACGCCCCTGCTCATGTAAAGAGTTTATTGGAGAAGCTACCAAAGACTGATGCACAGTATGGATACCCTCAAGAAGTAGTTTACTCAACCTTGTTGTCAATACGTGATGATAGATTACCTATCACACTGGTCACACCTTTAGACACTTATGTAGATTTAATTGTGACAAATATTTCTTTTCCTCGGTCAACAGGACAAGGAAAGGCTTTATTCGTAGACATTACTTTTGAGAAGATTCGTAGAGTTAGTAATGAACTTACTACAACTTTTATCGGTGACAGTAAACCTTCCGAGAAGCCAAATAAAACATCTGGTGATACTGCGGTAGCCACTGCTGAGGAAAAAGAAGTTGGAAGCAAACCTCCTGTTGCCTTAACTCCAGCAGAAAAAGAAAAGCAATTACTGGCTAAGGATGTACCAGAAGCTTTTGGTGCAACAGCTTTACCGTTTGTTGCAGGTAAGGAAAAAGCAGGTGAGCTTGTGGATAGAATTAAAACAGAAGGTGGATTCTAGTGGCTATTGATATTTTTACAATTCAACTACCAGACAGCACAACACCAAATTACTCCTCTGAAGTTGCCTTAGATGGAGTCGAATATAAAATGAACTTTAAATATTCAGTTAGAGGTGAATGCTGGTATCTAAGTTTGTATTCGCTTGCGGGAACGTTACTTGTTAGCAACGTTAGATTAGTTCCCAGAGTAGAGCTACTTCTGCCCTTTGTTGATAGTTCGCTACCCTTAGGCATCTTAGTTCTTTTACCAACCTCCTACGAGTATCCAAATTCCCCTAAGATAACGTTAGAAAATCTTTCAACAGATTTTGAATTGTACTACTACCCACTAAATTAGATAAGGCTCAATGATGTCAGAGAACTTCCTAAGAAAATACAAACTTACTATCTTAGGTAAAGACGGTAAGGGTGTTATAATTCAAGACCAACATATAGAGTTCTCCATCAACCTGAGTTCGGGTAGTAAACTGAATGAACTTGATTGTAAGATTTACAACTTATCTCTTCCAACTATCTCTGTGTTTGATAAAGTGGATGCCACAATTACACTTGAAGTAGGCTATGGTGATAATCCACTATCTCTTGCGTTTAAAGGAGATAAAATTTCTTGCTCCACAAAGCGTGATGGAACTGAGTTAATTACAAACCTACTTGCATCTGATGGTGCCATCACTGTCAGGGAAGGTAGGGTTCAAGTAGCCAAAGCAGAGGGTGCCACAGTAAAAGAAGTAATTAAAGATATTATCAGTAAAGGTATGCCTGAAATTACTACGGTAAACCTCCCTGAAGATGCTCCTGAAATGAAGAAGGTCTACAATAGAGGATACAGTGCCTCTGGTGGAGCTAAAGAGCAGTTAGACTCTATCTGCAATGCCAACAATCTTAAATGGCATATTCTACAAAACACAACAATAAATGTTTTTCCAGTAACAGGGGATGTTGGTCGTAAGGCATATGTAATTACTCCAACAATGATTAAGAATACGCCAGAAAAAACTTCAGAAGAAGTCAGGCAATTAAAAGAAGACTTGAATGTACCAAAGAAGACAGGACTTAATTTAACACTTCAAATGAACCCACTTATTGTGGCAGGATCTGTTATTAAAGTTAAAGGTACTTTCAATGCGGATGGCAACTACACTGTAAATAAAGTTACCCATGATGGTAGTTATGAAGGTGATGTTTGGGATACCAAGATAGAGTGTACAGCTTATGCCAAGTAATGTAGACATTTTTGATGTCATGTCGATGATGTCACAAGGGTCGTTAGAAAACGTTTATACCACACTGCCTGCAAAAATAATCTCTTATGATGATAAGACTCAGAAGGCAACTGTCCTCCCAACAATAAAAAGACGGGATAGGGATGGTGATAATAACAAAGGTGGGTTGGTTGACATGGCTCTTATTAGTGGAGTCTTAGTAGTCCAGCCTGCCACACCAGAAGGGTGCGTTTTCTTTCCGATTAAAGCTGGGTTTCCAGTTTGGCTACACTTTTGTAGTCGAAGCTTAGATAACTATATGTATGGTGACGGGGTGACACCTGTAGACCCACAAGACTATCGTGTACACAATTACTCAGATTGTTTTGCAACCATAGGTGCCACATCATTTCCAAGTGCTCTGGGAAGCGACCCTAATGACTTTGTAATAAAGTTTAATGTCAACACAGGCAGTGAATGTAAGCTCACAATGAAGCCTTCAGGAGATGTTTTAATAGACACTCCAACTAAAGTAATAGTGAATGCTGGGGGAGATGTAGAGGTCAATGCTTCTGGTAATATGACAGCCACTATTGGTGGTGACACTACAATTGATTGTGGACAGACCACTATCACAGGTGACTTGCGTGTTGATGGGGAAGTTTCTACAGGTGGTGATGTCCATACAGATGCAGGCTTTAGTGCTAACAACCACCGCCATGTGGCTAACCTTGGTAAACCCTCTAGTAAATTTATTTAGTTGTTGACAAAATAGAGTTTGTAGCTTAAAATAGACTATTTAATTTAATAGGTATTATATTGATGGTTGATTTTAAAGAAGTGGTTTTACCTTTGACATATAAGACAAGAAATAAACTAGTTTGTGGAATAGGTATAAACGATGCTTGGTACATCACAGAGCGTAAGGTTGACGGTATCAACACCAAGTGTCCATACTCTGTGAAGTGGAAATCATTAATGAACTCTGTTGCTAATTCGATGAGGAAGACCGACAGACCTGCGGAAGATTTCATAACATTGGATTGGTTAACCTTTTCCAATTTCCGTATGTGGATGGAGACTCAAGAGTTTGCAAACCACAGACTCTCTGTGAGCACCGGGTGTACCTATTCACCAGAGAACTGTGGTTTCATCGAATATGAGAGCAAGGGTTTGTTCTTTGGGGTGGGGTATAACCCAAAAGGTAAACACCCCACCAAGATAGATGGTATACCCACCAAAGAACAAACCCTATGGTTGAATATGTTAGCCAGATGTTACGGTAAGCATCAAAAGGATGGTAGAAATTCAACCTACGCTGACTGTTCTGTTTCTGAGAATTTCAAAGATTTCCAATACTTTGCAGAATGGTGCCAATCTCAGGTCGGATTTGGTTTAAAGGATTGGCACTTAGATAAAGATATACTCTTTAAAGGTAATAAAATTTATTCTGAAGACACTTGTGTATTTGTGCCCAGTGAGTTGAATGTACTATTTAATAAGAAAAAGAAACAGCGTGGTGATTATCCAATAGGTGTTTCCAAATCATCTAAGCCAGATTACAGCTATTCCTCTGTTTGCAATCACAACGGCAAGCAAGTTTGGCTCGGTTATCACACCACGGTTGAAGCAGCTTTCTTTAGATATAAAGAGTTCAAAGAATCTGTGGTAAAGGGGGCTGCTAATAAGTGGAAAGACCAGATTGACCCAAGAGCTTACACAGCCCTTATGAATTATCAAGTGGAGATCACAGATTAATGAGTTTATCAGCAAGCTCCTGTGCGGCTGCAATCAACGCTGCAATGGACGACTATGTAGCTACCTACCCGTCAGGATCGTTCGCTACAGCCTTCG